GTTCCTGTAACTATTGACCAACTGATGCCATTATCCGTTGACCTCATAACTGCTTGAGTTGTTGAGGTTGTTTGTGAAACTGCAACCCATGCGTTATTTCCATAAACAATTGAAAACCAGTTAGTAGCAGGAACAGGTGTCCCAGTAACCGCTGACCAACTGATACCATTATCTGTTGATCTCATTACTGCTTGAGTTGTTGAGTTTGAATTACCAACTGCAATCCATGCGCTATTTCCATAAGCTAATGAGTCCCAACCATTAATAGGAGCAGGAGTTCCTGTAACTATTGACCAACTGATGCCATTATCAGTTGACCTCATAACTGCTTGAGTTGTTGAGGTTGTATAAGCAATTGCAACAAAAACACCATTTCCATAAACAACTGAGTACCAACCAGAAGCAGGAGCAGGAGTTCCAGTAATCGCTGACCAACTGATACCATTATCTGTTGATCTCATTACTGCTGCGGTTGTTGATGTTGTTTGTGCAACTGCAATCCAAACTCCATTTCCATAGGCAATTGATTGCCAACCAGAAGCAGGAGCAGGAGTTCCTGTAACAACTGCAACACCCAATCCAATATTGGTGGTTTTGTTCAACAACAACCAAGTATCCGTTGAGGTAACCGCCATATCAATGGCACCCAGAGGAGCAGATACTCGGTTGGATTCGCCGTAAGGCCCGATGTTTCCTACTTTGGAACCGTCGACATATGCCGTTTGATCTGAATAAGAAAGCTCAATTTTCTTTCCGTTTGGGGCATAGAAGGTATTTGAAAACGAAGAAGTTGAGGTGGTTTCATACAAGTTGGTGACGCCATCGTCCCGCAGGATGCCAGTGTTGGTCAGAGCAGGAGCGTTGCCGTCATCAAAGCCGTAGACATTCTCGTTTACGTTGTCGAGGTTGATTGAGGTGTTGAACTTGACCGGGAACGGAGTCCCTTGGGGCATCGGTTGCTGCGAAGTCGCCATGGAATCTCCTTAGATGTACGGGCTGAAGCCCTGGGAGAATGAATTGCGGGGGCTTTCTGCCCTAGCTTCGTCGCGGTCGATCTGCTTGAGCATGGTCTGGATCAATTGCATCTTTCGCATTTCTTTGTCAGCGACATCAAGGTTCTGCTTGCGCCGGATCTCAATTGCAAGCTGGTAGCTCATAATTTCAGGGAGCAGACTGTTGGGGTAAACAATGTCAGTTGAGGTGGTCAAGGTGACTGGAGCAGGGTAGTACCAGATTGCCCAAGTGGAATAGGACACCTGCGTGAAGATTGAAAGGTTTTGTCCCACCAAACGGTAGCCGGGGCCGTTTTGGAGGTTGCCAAAAGACTCAATGGTCATCTTGGCAACAGGAAAGTACATCGGCCCATCAGATAGGAACTGAAGCAACCGGAGCCTGTAAAAGTCGGTGGGCAAAGTATAGTTGTAGACAAACTGCCTGTTAGCATCTGCCGTGAACGAGGCAAAAGGCACATACAACTGTGTGACAAAGTAATCGTCGTTTGCCTCGGCCAGCATGGCATACAATTCCTTGTAGGAAAGTTGAACGGCAAACAATTGATCTGTTGCGGTGAAAAAGTTGGTGTTAGGGGTATCTGCTAGCGAAAGCCCGTTACTGATGATCGTTGAAACAAGCATAACTCTACCCCTTTCCCCTAGAAAGGAACCCCTAGCAGCCGGGGGGCAACTGCTAGGGGCTTGTCGAGAGGGGGACTAGAACACGCAGACGCCGTTGTGGGCGGGCGCAAGAACCGCAAAGCTACCGTAGAACTGAAAGTCAACGCGCAACCCCATGCCAGACTGCAAGGCAATCGGGCTGGTGGTGTACATATCGTCAACCAGGAACTGGAAGTTCGTGGTGGGTTCAGCTTGGCCCGAAGCCTTGGGGGCACCGGGTTCGTTGTTCGTCGGGATCGGATCGACGATAGGAGCAGCGTTGCTCAAGCCGAAGAGGCGAAGCGAGGCAGTGTCAAGAACGTAAGCAACACCCTTTGCGCAGTAGGGATCATCGTAGACCATATTGATCCAGCTGGTGCTGAAGTTCATCTGGAACTGGGTGATTCCCTGAGTAACATTGTTCTCGCCCTTCGAAGCATTTCCACCATTGATGGTCTGGTAGAAGGTTCGGTTGGCAAGAGCGTCGTTTACAATGACAGCAAAATCGTCATCATTCACCACGATCATATCAGGAACGCCGCCACCGCGCCGACAAGCTTTCACCAACCGAAGAAGAGCGGCGGTATAGCTTTCGTTGGCACCGGAGTTGCGCTGGACGAACTGGCCAGCAAGACGATCAGGAGCAACTGAACGGTTCACACCGAAGAAGTTGGTACCAATGTAGGTAGTCCAAGTTGCGCCAGTGCGGTTGGCAACCGTAGGAAGCCAGCCAGCCAAGCCCACAGGAGCGTTGGGATTGAGCGAAGCATCCCGGCCACCCTTGAGCATAACCTGGTCAGACACGGCAACTGAGGCCACAAAAGCAGAAGTGAAAGTAATGCGGACGTTGCCAGAGGACTGCACCGTCTGGATCGAAGATACGATCACGGCGTTGGCGTCACGATAGGCAGCGGAGGTACTGGCAGCGAACAAGATCTGAGACTGGGGGCTGATCGCCATGGCAGTCGAGGGATCAACGTCGATGTACAGACGGCTGGAGTCAACCGCAAGGACAGGCCCCATCTCGAGGAAGCCAGAGCGGTAGAAACAAGTCGCCAAGGTTTTGCGCAGGTCGTCCATGGCAAGCATGGCGCGGATAGCGAACACCGAGATGAACGCAGCGCGGTCGCCCTGCGAAGCCAAAAACTCTTCGGGGTCAAGGACGAACGAAGCGAACAGGCGTCCGGGGGTAACCTGCATCGAGATGCCGGTGTAGCTGTTGGCGGCCTGAGCGGTCACCTGGGTATAGTCAGAGGTAACCGCGCCCGAGCCGTAAACGGCCATCGGCAGAGGAATGTATTTACCTCCAACGCGTTCCTTTCGGATTTTTCCGAGAATGGGCGAGTTACGGAAGACAAGAGCTTCAACGTCTTGAACTCCGTAGTACTCCTTGAGAATAGCTAATACGTTGGTATCAGCGGTCACTCCGAGTGCCATGATAATGCTCCTTTGCCTTTATTTAGGCGGTCTTCCGTGCGCCACGAAGGGATCGCACTTGATTCAAAATCTTCATAGCGGGATCTTGCGATTCCCCGCCAAGGTCGGGCTTCGATGCCTGCATGGCATCATCCTCTTCAGCAGAAGGTTCAGCACTAGGTTCAGCAGTCATCTGAACCGAGACTTCCTTTCCAGCAGCCGGTGCGCCACCAAGGTACTTGCCAAACTTGTCTTTGGCTGCGCTGATAAACTGTCCGGCCATCTCAGAGGGATCGCCTTCTTGGCCCATCAAGGCATCAATCAGGTCTTCAACAATGTCGCTTCCCTTGAAGTCCGAATAAACCGGCTTTAAAGCCTCCAAATCGGGGCCGTACTGGCTCATGATCGTCGACTGCATTCCTTGGCGTTTATAGCCACCGACTGCATCAGAGAAGCTTGTTACCATCTTGTAGACGATATCTTTGAGGTCGTCGATCTCGCACTGTTGCTCGCGGAACCTTTTGCCAATCATCTCAAAAGCAGGTGCCAGCTTTTCTTCTAAGATTTGCATGGTCTGCTCACGGTCTTGCGGGGCGTCAGGATGCACATAGGGCTGGGAATCCCCGCCCTGAAGCATCTGCATGATCGCCGCTTTCATTTCGGGTGTCATTGCATTCCTCCATTCTGTACAGGGATACCCGGAGCCGGGGCTTGCGCCATCGGTTGTGCCGGGGGTTGGGGCAATGCCCCTTGAATTACTGCATCAAGTGCCTGCGGGTCAGCAGACGGGAAAGAAAGGGCTGCTATGGCCCGAGCGGAAGCCGGTGGCATACCTTGAGCAACCGCAGTTGCAAGAGCCGACAGGGCGGTGATCTGTCCCGCGTCGAGTGCCATGACAGAGGGCTGCGGAGGTGGCGGGGGAGCCTGCTCCGGTGCCATAAGGGTGCTGACGTTCTTGATGTCAGCCATCACCTTGTAAAGCAACTCGGTCAGCCGATCAATATACACCGCATCATCATCGGCAGCGTTTAACTGGTTCAGCTTGGCAAGGGCCTTGGACTTCAGCAGTTGCAGGTCAATGGTCTCGGCATAGTCAATGTCGCCGTCTTTGATAGCGTTGCTGATGATACGCTCAACGTACTCCTGAGCCGACCCAGCCAGGGTGTAGGCACCCTCGAGGTCTGGCAACTGGTAGAAGCGCGACACATCGCCCTTGTCAATCAGACCGGAGTCAATGAGGAACTGGATCTCTCCACGTTTCTCTTCTGGGTCTTTGGACAGGCTGGACGCTGCGGAGAACTGAAGTGTAAACAGGTCGCGTTGCTTTCGCAGGTCGCCCCAGGTTAACTTGCCCCGGCCAATGTCGGAGGGGAGCATGGAATCCTTGGCAGGAAAGCAATCAATGGCCACGCGGGTCACGTCCACAAGAAAGTGGGTGAACTGCTGGAGCTGGGTGTTGAACCGGTCAGACTCGATGTCTTCCATGGTCTGCAAAGCTTTGCCGGAGTTGAGTCCAGAAGGTTTTTGTGACTGGGCCGACAATTGACTGATGCCAGCCATCTGGTAGGCTTTTTCCATGTACAATTCCAGCAACTGGATGAACTGAGGGTTGATAGCGGGAGGCGTTAGTACCTGGGGAACTCCACCATCTGGGCCGGGGTTGTACTGGTAGGCCGTAACACCGTTCTCAAGGTTGGATGCCTTCAATCCCGAGCCATTTGGCACCATGATGAGGTTCAGAACGGCTTTTCGGGACGCATTGTCCAACCGGCGCACCAGTTCGTCGACTTGCTTCTGAATTGGGTACAGATCATCGGCCAAACTAACCGAATAAAGGCCCCGCATCGGTTTTGTGTAGAACATTTCTACGAAAGGACGCCGATAAAGGCCCCCGTACTGTTCAAAATCAACCTTTACAGGCTCGCCGAGTTGCAAATGGTCGTAAAACTGCCATATTTCGCCTTTGTAAAGGTCATAGTAGGTGGCATATTCACCCTGTTGGTGCGGATTTTCTTCAAAAAGCCTTTTAATGTCGGCAGAATCGCTCCAAGTAGCCACCTGAGCAATAGGAAAATACTTTTTCAGCACCATTGCACGCGAAACGGCACCATGGTAGTACTCTGCCGGATCGACAAAGTATTCCCACGGGGCAATCCGAGCAATCGACTTGCTCATCGGGTTGACGTACATCACACCGATGTCATAGGTTCCCGCGTCCCTAAAGCACATAACCGATTTGGGGTAAGCGTGTTGCTCATCAAGCCAAAGGTCAAAGAAGTGCTGCGCTGTATGCACGGCATCGGTAGTGTCGAAGTTGCCGTTGACCGGGGTGAGGAAGGGGCGAACGTTGGCCTGCGAGATACGGCTGGTCACAGAGTCAATGCAAGACTTGATCAGGTTGATCTGGGTCTGGGTGCCATCGGTGCCTTGGGCCGGGGTGACGTATGCCTGCGGTGCGGTGTTGACTGTCCAGAGAGACTCGCGGCGCACACCGTTGTTCATGTAGCGGTTCATGTTGCGGACGTACTTGCCTTCTCGCGCAGATAGCTGAGAGTAGAGGTGCCTTACGTCTTCCTGAACCTTTGCTAATGTCACCAGTAGGCCCCTTGGCTGATGTCCTTGGAAGGCTCTATGCCTTCCTTGAAGAACCGCAGGATGGTTCCGTCCCGTTGCACAATTTCAAAATGATAATCGTATTCCCGGGCGATGCGCCTGATAAGCTCGACAGATATCGGGTCATCATGAATTGACTGCACGGCCTGTTCTTCGGCCTGAGTCTTCTTGACGAGTTTGAGAGCCTTAGCGAATTGCCCGAAAATACTCATTAGCATCGCACCTGAAGCTTCCAGTTCCCGCTGGTGATGTTGACCCGTATAGCTGTGACCCCAACAGGCGCATAATACGTCGAAGCAGTAACATCGGTATTGGAGAAATGCCCTGGGGTTCCACCTTCAATAACTGAGGGAGGAGCCAAGGTGTAATCCAAGTGCGCCGTTCCGGCAGAGGTGTTTACCAAGTTGACGCCAAAGGTTCCACCATCGGGAGCATAGATCCAGTCTTGCACTCCGGTGACCGAAGTGTAGACCTTGTAATAGATATTCCACGGCCCTTGACCGCCCCCGGTCTGGGGGTTGTCTGAGTTGTTGCTGGCAGGCTGTAGGCCGTTTCTGGTCGTGAAGACGCTGGCCATTTTAGTAAACTCCTATCGTACCGATCAGAGTGTTCAAGGTGTTGGAAGCCGAAGCAGTTCCCCAGGTGGCAAGCACGTCAAGCGAGTAAGCCTGTGTGGTATCAACGGCTCCAGAGGTCGCAACAGCTTTGATGACCGTGTTGGCGGTCGCCGTGGTTCCGTAGGTTACCGCAATGCGTCCGATGATCGCACCGCTCACGCCGGTAGCCGAGCAAACCGCATCGAAGTTCACAACCAGTTCCGTGGTGCCAGTGATCGCACTCAAAGAAGTAGCAGTCGAGTCGGCCAACGTGTAGACAACAGTTCCCGCAGAGTTCTTCAGGACAACCCGAACACGAAGCGTGGGGGTTCCGGTCGTGGCAATGGTTCCGTAAAGGTTACCGCTGAATCCGGTTCCAAGGGCAAGGAATCCACCGGGAATCGAAGGAATCGGGACAGAGGTGGCAACCGCAGCCTGAGCCATGTTGCCAACAAGCTGGGGAGCAATCGAGGTTCCGGTGAACAGGCTGGTTTCGGTAACCGAGTTGGCCAAAGCCGTACCTGCCTTGTACTGCTGGTACACAATACCAGTGTCACCGGCCTTTAAGTTGTTACCGCTTTGGCTAATGGTTTCAACCAGTCCTTCAGTCGAAGCGTCATTGTCAAATACAATCATTTGTTTCTCCTAGCTCCGCAGAGCGTAATCCGTGGCAAGAAGGTCTTCGGCATTCGGAAGGAACACCTGGACGTTGCCCAGTTCGTCAACCTTGGATAGGTAGGCCGATCCCACTAGGGGCGCACCGGTCTTCACTCCAAGCTCTCCCGCCACCTGCGCCGAGGCGAGGTGAGTGTCCCCGCCTTCGACGTAGGAGACAAAGGAACCGCCCCACGCGGGGCGAGTTACCTTTTCCCCGGCCTTTGCCTTTTCAAGCAGCTGGCCGAAGTCCATTTAGTTCAACGCCTCAAGGGTGGCGTACTGAAGCGTCATGGTGTTGGACGCCGAGCTGGTTCCCCAAGTAGCCTTCAGGTCAAGGGTGAAGGGGTTGGTGGTGTCTACAGTTCCCAACGAGGTCGAAGGAATGTTGAGGCCCGTGGTCAGCAAGGTGGTCTGGCCGTAGTCGAACCGACCCAAGGTGCGGAATGAACCAGCACTGGACGAGTAGGCGGTAACGATAATCATGGCCTCAAGAAACCAGTTGGCGGTTCCGGTAATGGCAACCGTGGCCAGTGCGCCAGTGGTGGCAAGTTCCGAAACAGTACCGGCGGTGTTGGTCATGGTCAAACGGATTGTCAGGTTGGGAGTTGAGGTGTTGGTAATGATACCACCGGCCTTCAATCGGTAAATCGCACCGGCACCGGCCACGTTGGGCAGGTTCCAGTCGTTGGTCAGTCCCGTGGCGGGAAAGGTCAGGGTTCCGAAGGAAGAGGTGTTACCAGCGAACAACGAGGTTTCAGTTGTCGAGGTGCCGTAGGCGGTGCCTGCGCCGTACTGGATGTACTGGGAACCGCTGATCAGGAACGGGGTTCCGGCTTTGCTTTTGAAAATCAATCCTTCCGTCGAGGAAGGGTAAATCGGGTTGGTCGAGGGTACTGCGACGGCCATGTGAAGCTCCTTTTTTTAGGTCAGCATCGCCAGGGCTACTTGCCCTGTTGGTTCAGCTTGACCAGTATCTGACGCAGAACGCGGTAGCCTTCAGCCGAGGCCCCGACAATCTGCTGAATGACGTAAACCAGAATCAAGTTCTTTTGCAACTCAGTGAATCTTCCATCCGATCCACCGTTCTCTGAAAGCAAAGCTCCGTACTCTTCTTCGTACCAGATAAATGCCGAGTCGGTCTGAGCATTTCCGCGGGCCAGCATCAGCTTGCCGTATAGGTTTCCAAGCGACTTCTCAAACTCAGTCATTTCCTTGAACGCCTCAGCAATCTTGTAGGGATCACCCTGATTGTTGATGGCATCCATCAATTCGCCCCGCTGGCTCCCGATCCGCTCGTCGCGCGTTCGGGTCATCAGGTCGTTTATCTTCTCTTCATTTGTCATAGAACACCCCCCGGTGTATGGTTTCTAATACAGTGTCTATGAAAGTAGACACTTTTGTCAAGTGACTGTCTACTTTTTTTGACAGTGTATGTTTTACCATACTTCTGAGCTTCTGTCATTGTACTCGTGGAACTTAGCAAGGAAGGTTTCGTCGACAGTCGGAGGCGGTGCTGGCTCACCCTTGGCAGGCAAAGCCTTGTGAACATCATCTCCGTAGCTCCACAGCTCCCGGAACGGATACAGCACCGCGTCCATGAGGTCAGGGTGGTAGCTTTCGTCGTCGATCTTGCGGACTATGGTGCCGTCGGTCTCCCGCGTCCAGATGACCTGCTCTGTCTCGTCATGAAACGGCCCGCTTCGAGGAATGCGGAACCGGCCTGAGTTGACAACATCCTGCAGCAGTTCGATGCCCAGCTTTTTGTCCCGCTTGTAGGCCCGCTGGATCGGTAAGCCGTAAACCTCGGCAAGCATCGAGGCGGTCTTTTTCTCGTCGCCCTCGTGGCCGTAGCGGAGGGTTGCGGTCTCGGCATAGATTTGCAGGCTGTGGTCTCGGGCCGGGACGTTGGCTCGCACCCAGTTGATGCCATCTCTGATGGCCACCACCAGCTCGTCCATGGTCTCTCGTCTGGCCTTGTGTTCATAGATCAGCCAGACCTCTTGCTCTTGCGGGACATAAGCAAAGATCACAAAGGCGTCAGCATCCTGGTATCCGAGGTCAAGGCCCGCAGTGAACCGAAGTTGCCCCTGTCGGGTCTCGGCCCAACTGACAAACTCCGGCCAGTCGTACAGTCCCGCTGGATTGAAAACCCGCAGGCCGGTGGTCGACTGGAACTCGCCAAGGAAAAACCGCTGCCTTGCGTTGCCGACAAGGTTGCCCAGTTCCTCGATGTAGCTGGCGTCAAGGTTGGCAGCGTTGTCGACTGTGTTCATCTGGATGTAGGCATAGTCTTCTGGCCGTTTGATCGGCTCTCGGGTCTCGGGATGCACGCCATCAAGCCAAAGTCGGTAGCTCCAGTGTGCGTCAGTGGTGGGGTTGAGGTCAGCAAGGAACTTGTTCTTAAAGCCGTTGACAACCTGCCGAAGCCGGGTCTTCAAGATGTTGACCGTGGCCCACGGCACATCTTGGCACTCGTTGACGTAAATCAAAGCGTACTCTTGGCCAAGGATTTTGTCCACCCGCTCCTTGTCATCAAGGCCACCGAGGGTAATGGAACCGCCGGAGGGGAACGTGCAGGTCATCTGCTGTTCGTTGAGCTTGTAGTCTTGGCCCAGTCGGAAGCCGTGGCCCCTTAGCACCGCGGGTAGCGTCTGGTTCCAGATGCTGGCCCGCACATCGGTGGCGTACCGTCTGGTCGTCAGGCACCGTGCCGTGGTCTTCGACGCTATCGCTGCCTGAACTGTCAGTGCAAAGAACGTCTTGCCCGATCCTGCTGCGCCGAAGAGTAGCAGGTTGGTGACTTGGGCCAGCAGGTCGCCTGCCTCAGTCTGCTTGGTTGTCAGTTCCACTGGTTACCAATTTGCCTAGCACCGGAGCAAACACGATTGGCCGCAGGTCAGCAATCTCGGCCTCGATGGCCTGCACCGGCATACCGTAGCCCCGGTTGAGCAACACCTCGGCAGCTCTCACCTGGTCGGACGGCTTGGCGTTGTTGCCACCGTCGAGAATGTTGACCAAAGTGGCCAGTGCCTTCGGGCCAGCAGCTCGAAAGGCTTCGCGCAGCTCCTCCGGCATCTTGGGTCGTCCGCTGGGGTTACCTGACTGTCCTTTCTCAAAAAGCGGTGCTGGCATTTCTGAATCCTTTCTGTTAGCAGTTTACGACTTGCAGTGACCTGTGGTCAAGTCCGACACTGTGTCGGATGTTTTGGAACTTTTGCCCAACGGATAAAATGGATAACACTAAGTGTGTTATCCATTTTATCCGTCCATTTTGGGTGAAAAGATAAGAAAAGATAAAGTTGAAATATCCATTCTTATCCATTTTATCCGTCATCTTGCCCTCTTAATGTTAATAATGATCGGAGGTTGAAAGGCTGGATTGGTCACAACAAAGCCATTTCCTTGGGTTTGAAGGTAGTCTTCTTTCATCAAATTACCGGCCCAGTAGTTCGACGCACCGGGTTGAAGTGACTTAGTTGCGGTCGAATCGGTAAGATTTTGAACTGTTGTCAAATAGGTTTTTACATCCTCTCGGGAAACAAAAGGAAAGCCGTCGAGGGTTTGATTGCCGTTGCGAATTAGCATTTCTTGCAGCCATGACAAGTGAGTTTTGGTTAAAGTATTAAGCTTGTGCATGACGGTGCCTTGGCCCGAAGCCACGGCCACGCAGGTAGAAACTTCGGCACCAAACTTGGAAATGCCCATTGGAATTACTGCTAGGTCAAAGAAGATTTCCTGACCTTTGGAGGATAGTTCCCGCTGTTTGGTTAGGGTAGCGGATCGTATGCCATCCTTC